GCGTTAGCTCTTGCAACCTTATCCCCATCGGGATCAATAGCAATAATACCGGCAATTTCGTGCCGTAGCATTGAAATTATCGCCGGGCCATTAGCTTTATCCTCGATAAGAATAGCGTTACGCTGTGGATATTTGGCATCCATATAGCGGATAGCCTTTAAGGTTTCCGGAAAGTCCATTTGCTTTTTAAGCATATCAACCAAATAAAAATCGGCGTTTAGCTTTCCCCAAACCTCAATAGCAACATAGTCGCTGTCAGCATTTCCCTTAAAAGTTGCATCAACAGAAATAACTAAAAGGGGAAGATGCTCCGGGAGCTTATCATAAAACTGCCACCACTCACGCTTGAAGATATTACCCTCTGCGGATGATGGTCGGCCCATATATAAAGCGTTCCAGGCTCTTTTACCCTCTTTGTATCTTTCCTTAAATGCTTTCAGCCACATATTGTCTTTTCCAATCTCCGGACAAAGTGCATCGCCCGGTTTTCTACCAAGCACATCGTTTTCTTCAGCTTCAACGGGAATGTTGATAACTTCTACATTCTTTTCTTTGCGAATAACACGCCCTGCCAAATCATCCTCGTGCCACCTGGTTTGTATAATAATAATCTTTGTACCGGCTTGTGTACGGGTAAGTATGGAGTTTTCCCATTCATCCCAAAGCCTCTCACGATATGTGGGGCTGTCTGCTTCCAATCTGTTCTTAACGGGATCGTCTATAATAATCAAATCGCCGGCGTTACCGGTAATACCGGACATAATACCACGAGTTATGATACTGCCGGAATGATCCTTTATTTCCATATCCCTATCAGAAGACTTTGAAAGGCTTATACCAAATATGAAAGGCCCGTATTCTTCAATCTTTGTTTTATTACGCCTGCCGAACTTTCCGGCAAAATCGTCATTGTAACAAGCCACAATACAACGCCTATCGGGATATTTACCCTCATACCACGATGGAAAAGTTTCTGTAACGGTCATACTCTTTCCGTGCTGTGGTGGTGTAGAGATAACTAAAACATCGTAAGGATTGCCGGTTTCGGTTTCAACAAATTCTTGTACCTTATTTGCCAAATACTTATGGAAGTTGGTATCAATCCATTTGTCTTTATGTACGAAATAGCAATACGAAGCATACGATGAACGCATCAGCTCCACAGCAAAATCATTTGAATAGTTAATCTCGTTTTGCATAACCGGCAAGCTCCGCAAGTTTAGCAATCTTATCATCGCCAATAATATCTACTCTGTTAGTCGGCTGACCGTCTGCCAACGCTTTTTTATCAAATAGAGTACCAATAGCGGTAGTAATTGCTTTAACATCGTGCAGTTGCAACCCTCGTAGCTTTGTTATCAGTACGGTTTTTTCTTGTGCGCTTAACTGCACCTTGTTTGTAGTTGCAATCTCATCTATGAACATATCAAGCATTTCCTCTTGCTCAATAGCTCTGTCAAATCGTCTGTTAAGCAGTAGTAAGCCCTTGTCGATAATATCTGATGCAGCTTTTGAAAATTCAAGTTTTTTTTCTTCTTGAAGTTTTACAAACTGCTCGTCATTCTCTTTTGCTTTTACAATACTTCTAACAGTTGCCGTAGGAAGCTGTAACTGCCTTGCAGTTTCAGAGTAGTTATTGGTTACAGCATAAGAAGCCATAACCTTATAAACAGTTTCTTCCGGTGTCTTTTGGCCTCTTGCCATCTAATTCACCCCTTTACATTTATTTTTGTGTAAAATGAAAAGAAACAGACACCGAAGCCCCTACAAGCCTCGGTACTGTTTCTTTCCAAACAAGGAGGTTTTTATGTCGATTTTCATAACCAACAACCCACACTATCATATTAACACATATAGTCGGGACAAAAAGGACAAAATCATTCTTTGTCAATATATCTATAACAAATCTTCTTAACGCTGTCCTTAGTATTGCCCCCACCAACACAGAATGACACCTGCAACCAGGGAAGCCCGTTAATGAAACGATATGTAAATATCATTCGTGTTAAGCAATCGGGAATATCGGCAATATAACGCTCCAATCTGTTTCGCTCGTGAATACATTGTATCTGTTTTGCAGATATAATTGCTTCCAGGTCTGCAATTTCGGCAGCATACTTTTCATAAGCAGCACCTTTCATTGTGCTACTGCCTTTCGGCATCCCGGAATAGTTTGGCCCGGAAAGGCTGTATGCTTTTTGCTGAATTTCTGCAAGTCTTTCCTTATCCATTTCTATTTCACGGTTCAAATAATATAATTGTGATAGCTCTTTAAGTGTCATTCTGCATTTCCTCCTTTACTTTCTTAATTCTCGCTTTCAATACTTCCATCACATTATCGTGTGTTGACTCTCTGTCTTGAATTACAGCCATAACATCCTCATCAACACAGCCCTCCGCTAAAAGATAATGCACATATACCTTATCGTAAGGAGAACCTTGCCTGTAAAGTCGGCATATACTTTGATCGTTTAATTCAAAACTCCAATTAGGCGTGTACCAAACAATATGCCTGCCCCCGGCTTGTAGGTTAAGACCGAAGCCACAGCTTGCCGGATGCACCAAAAGCACATCAATCTCGCCATTGTTCCAGGCATCCTCATCGTTAGTGTCTTTGTAAACCCTCACACGAAGTTTTGTTTTTGATAACGCCTCTAATATTCTGTCCTTATCGTGTTGATACCCATACAGAGTCAAGCACGGTTCGCCGTTGATTTCTTCAAGCAATTCCATATATCGCTCTAATTTACAATCGTGAATATGCACAACATTCCTATCTGCATCATACACGGCACCGGCACAGAATTGTAACAGCTTACCGGTTAAAACGCCTGCTGTATTTGCAACAAGAGTTTTCTCGTCAAGCTCTAAAAGCAAATCACGCTCAAACTGCTTATAGGCTTTAAGTGTTTTATCATCAAGCACAACGGGGATCTCGTGAATGATACAATCCGGTAATTCCAAATAATCCTCTGCTTTCATACTGATACAAATATCACTTATTGCATCAAGTACTGCTGCTTCTGAACCCTCTTTTGCTGAATAGCTTGTAAAATGACCGCCGTGTGTGTTTGCATCAAAATACATCTGTCGGTATTGTGTGATAGTCTTACCAAGTCTTTGCCCCTCGTCAAGTAAATATATCTGTGCCCATAAGTCCTCAATACCGTGTGGCGTTGGTGTGCCGGTTAATAATACAACCTTTTTCATAAACCTACGCACCAACTTAATAGCCTTAAATCTTTTTGCTTTATTGCTCTTAAAACTTGTACTTTCATCCAGGACAACCATATCAAAAGGCCAATCCTGCTTATAGTAATCTACAAGCCAACAGACATTTTCTCGATTTATAACATAAACATCTGCCGGCGTATTAAGTGCCTTAATTCTTTTCGTTTTACTTCCAAGAACCTTTGACACTCTTAAATGCTGTAAGTGATCCCACTTGCTTGCTTCCTTACTCCAAGTACCCTCTGCAACCTTTTTAGGTGCTATAACCAATGCTTTCCTCATACTAAACCGAAAGTATTTCAGAATATTTATTGCAGATAATGTAACACTTGTCTTACCAAGTCCTGGTCTTAAAAACAAACCGATAGCAGGATCATTAACTACACGCTCTATGCAGTATGCTTGATAATTATGTGGTTTATATTCCATTCTCTTGCACTCCTCTTATAAATTCCTCGACTTTTTCTATCGTGTCAATCCTTAATACCTTAAAGCCTAAACCCTTAATTAAATCACAAACCCATTTTTGCAGCTTCCGTAGCTTTTTGTTGGGTGCTTTTGTTTCCACGAAGTAAATTCTGCCATAAGGCACTAAAATTATTCTGTCGGGTACTCCGTTGAAACCGGGGCTTACAAATTTTAATGCAAGTCCGTTTAGTTCTTTTTGCACCCTGGTTTTTAACTTTTTTTCTACTTCACTTTCAAGCATCTAAAACACTTCCTTTTTTGCTGTATCTAACATTCTCACACGCGCACGCATATATACGCACATTAGGCGGTTTGAGAGTTTTTATTCTCTCTAATCTCTCTAATTTCACTACTTTATAGGAATTTATGTTAGAATGTTAGAAAAGTAGTAAAAAGTCAGTATTTATGCGGTTTTGCGGTCTAACATTTTTTCTAACATTCTAACAAAACACCGTTTTTCCGTGTAGAAATGTTAGATTTTAGTTTTCTAACAATTCTACATAGAAAACACATTTGTTAGATTAAATGTTAGAAAATATTTTTAGGCTTATTTGGCAGTAAAACCTCTCTGTGTTCCATAAGGGCCAAAATGTAAAGTACCCGATTTTTTCCATCCTTTAACCGTAGCAATTATTGAATTTATTTCCCTGGTGTCAGCACTTTTCATTTCACGAAGCGAACCGCCAAAGGCTTCAACCCATATTTCCATAGCACATATTCTGTTACGGGGTACAAGGTGGATGCTCTCGCCCTGGACAGCACCGCCCCAAAACATTCTACGCTTATCAATAGGCCACTTGCTCCAATCATCCGGCACTTGTCTTTCCATAAATTCGATAACAACACCCTCACGAGCAGATGCTTCTCTGTGCGACTCTTGCATATCTTTTGCAGTTTCTTCGATAGCTCCGGATAAGTAAAGAGGTTCGCCCACTTGCCAACGGACATACGCTTCAGCCCAAATTTGGTTGATTTCTTCGTCTGTTAAATCACGCCATACATTTTTAGTCGGTCTTTGTTCGCCGGTGTCTATGGGCCAAAAACGGCGGTTTCCGGTTTTATCTTGCAAGTATTCGTACTCATTTGTAGTACCGAAGAACACGCAAGTACGGGG